GTCAAACATCCCTCCCGTGACGTGCCTGGTCCCGGGACGGCCCGTCAGCAAACAGCAGCAAACGTGCAGCTCATCTCAGCAAACTTTGGAGGCCCGATGCGGCGTGATTGCGCGGTATGCGGGCAAGCGTTCGAGGCGAAACGCCCGCAGGCGAAGTACTGCGGCGACACGTGCCGCAAGCGTGCTCAGCGTGGCGGCATCGCGCAGCAGAAACACCAGCAGGCGCCGCCGGTTTCGTCTGCCGCGCCGGCCGGTGGGCTGATCGAGACGGTGCAGGCCGCGCTCGAAGAGGCTGGCCGGTTGAACACGATCGCTGGGCAGCACGCGCTGGAGCTGGCGCGCCGGATCGTGCACGCACCCGGGATGAACACCGGTGTTGCGGCGCTGTCGAAGCAGCTGCAGGCGGTGCTCGCTGAGGCGCTCGCCGGTTCGACGGCCGTGGCGGCCGACCCGGTCGACGAACTGAAGGCGCGCCGTGACGCGAAGCGGCGGAAGGGCGCGTGATGACCGCGCCGGTGATGATCGAGCCTGCCTACGCGAACTTTCCGGCCTGGACTGAGACGCTCGGCCCCGAGGTGGCCGATCTGTGCGAGATGGCCGGGTATGTGCCCGATCCCGAGCAGCGGCTCGCCCTCGACGCGCTGTTCGCCCTCGGCCCTGATGGTTACCGCCCGGCGATGTTCGAGTTCGCCGTCGTGTGCGCCCGCCAGAACATGAAAACCGGCGCGCTCAAGATGGCGGCGCTTGGGTGGATCTACGTCATCGAGGTCGAGACGATCACGTGGTCGGCGCACGAGATGGACACGACGCGTGAGGCGTTCCGCGACCTGGTCAACTTGATCGAGAACTGCCCGCCGCTGGCGGCGCGGTTGGCCGACGGCCCGACGAACGGCATTCATCGCGGCAACGGCAACGAGATGATCGAGTTCGCGCCGTCCGAGGCTTGCCCGTTCGGCCAGCGCATCAAGTTCAAGGCCCGCACCAAGAGCGGCGGCCGAGGATTGACCGGCGACAAGGTGATCCTCGACGAGGCGTTCGCCCTCAACGATGACCACATCGGCGCGCTCATGCCGACGATGTCGACCAGGCCCGAGGCCCAGTTGGTCTACGGGTCGTCGGCGGCACGGCCCGAGTCGGACGTGTTGCGCCGCATCGTGGCCCGTGGCCGCTCGGTCGACCCGACGCCGCGCAAGAGGCTCGGCTATCTGGAGTTCTGCGCACCCGAGGACGCGTGCGAGGACGACGAGTGCCCGCACTACGTCGGCTACCCGGGCTGCGCGATGGACAAGCGCGAGTTCATCCAGATGGCGAACCCGGCCGCGGGGCGACGCATCACGTGGCAGTACCTCGAAGACGAGCGCGCCTCGATGTCGCCGGACGAGTTCGGCCGGGAACGCCTCGGCTGGCACGACAAGCCGCCGGTCGACGACGGGCCGCTGATCACGCGGGAAATGTGGGCCGAACTCGCCGACCCCGAATCGTCGCCCACCGATCCGGTCTCGTTCGGTGTCTACGTCAACAAGATGCAGACCGCGGCGGCCATCGGCGTGGCCGGGTACCGCGAGGACGGTCTCATTCACGTTGGCATCGTGCCGGCGGTGCGCGACCGGCCCGAGCTGCACACGCTGCCGGGTACCGGCTGGATTCCCGACCGCGTGAAGGAACTCGACGCGTCATGGACGCCGTGCGCCACGGTGATCGACGGCTACTCGACCGCGGCGTCGCAGCAGACGGCCATCGAGGAACGCGGCGTGGCGGTGGTGACCACCTCGGCCACGGATATGGCGAAGGCGTGCAACAACTTCTATTCGTTCGTCAAAGAAGGCAAGTTGCGGCACCAGGGCGGCCAGCTGCTCGCAACCTCGGTGACCGCAGGTAAGCCGCGCGACCTGGCCGACTCGTGGGCGTGGGATCGCCGCGACAAAAACAGCGACATCACGCAGCTGGTGGCCGTGACGCTCGCGCTGCACGGCCTGCTCGAGCACGGGCGGCCGGCGCGGTCGAAGTACGAGGATTCGGAGCTGTTCATTGTTTAGACGCAAACCCGGTTTGGGCCGCCAGGTGCTCGTGTCGCTGTTTTCGGGCAACGCGATCTCGGGCGTGCTGGTCGCCGATGTTGGCGGACGACTCATCTTGAAAGGCTGCACCGTTCACGAACCGGGTGTCGAACCGGCCTCGGCCGACGGCGAAATCGTGATCGACAAGGCAAATGTGGACTACATGCAGATTCCCTAGGAGGTGGCGGTAAGTGGCTTTCGTCGCCTCGTCGGGAACCGTTCGCGGGCTGTCGCGCCCCAACATTCCAGCGCCGCAACGCATCGCGCTGTCGCCGTGGGTGTCGATGGAGTACTACGAGATTTGGCGCCGCCAGCCCGCGGTGCGCCGCGCAGTGTCGTTCCTCGCGCGCAACATCGCCCAGCTCGGTCTACATCTGTTCGAGCGTAAGGACGATGCCGACCGCGAACGGTTGACTGACCATCCGCTCGCGCAGCTGCTGCAGCGACCGAACCCGTGGACGACGCGGTATCGGTTCCTGAACACGTTGGTTCACGATTTCGCGATTTACGACGTCGCCTACTGGTGGAAGATCCGCACACCGGGCGGCGAGAAACAACTCGTTCATCTGCCGGTGCCGCTGGTCAAGCCGGAAGGCGACAACTGGCTCACACCGGACGAGTTCGAGTTCCGAGGCACCAAGGGCACCCGCCGGATTCCCGCGAACGAGGTTCTGTATCTGCGCGGCTACGGCGGCCAGAACGACGCCGGTGTCTCGCCGCTGGAATCGCTGCGGCAGACCCTGCGCGAAGAGTGGACCGCCGGCGAGATGCGCGAGCAGATCATGCGCAACGGTGCCCGCGTCTCGGGCTATCTGGAGCGGCCGTTGGCCGCGCCCCCGTGGTCGAAAGAGGCACGCGAACGGTTCCGCACAGGGTGGCGTGCCCAGTACAGCGGCAACGGCCCCGACGCGGGCGGCACCCCGATCCTCGAGGACGGCATGGTTTTCAAGCCTGCCTCGCAGACCGCGCGCGAGCTGCAGTACATCGAGGGCCGCAAGCTGACCGACGAAGAGGTCACGCGGTCGTACTTCATCCCTCCGACGATGATCGGGTTGCTCGACAAGGCAACGTTTTCCAACATCACCGAACAGCACAAGATGCTGTATCAGGACTGCCTCGGGCCGTGGCTGTCGATGATTCAGGACGAGATCAACCTGCAGCTGGTGCCCGAGTTCGAGCCGGTCAACCCGCATCGGTTCTACGCCGAGTTCAACCTGCGCGAGAAGCTGACCGGTTCGTTCGAGGAACGCCAGGCCGCGATCACCGCGGCGGTCGGCGCGCCGACGATGACGATCAATGAAGCTCGCGCACTGGACAACCGGCCGCCAATCGACGGCGGCGATGAGCTGATCCGGCCGTTGAACGTGACGCAGAACGGTGACCACGACCCGATCCCGGCCGAGCGTGGCCCGGCCACCATCGGCGGCGGCCAGGACGACCCCGACGAGCCAGCCGACGACGACGGCGAGCAGGAGGATTGATGCTCACAAAGAACGCCACAACCAAGCTCAAGGTCGGCCCGGATGACGGCCTCGCCGAGGGCCAGTTCACCGCGTACGCGAGCGTGTTCGGCAACGTCGACAGCTACGGCGATGTTGTGGTTAAGGGCGCGTTCGTCGACGACCTCGCGCGCTGGGAGAAGTCCGGCAACCCGATCCCGGTGTTGTTCGGGCACAACATGGGTGACCCCGACTACAACATCGGCCACGTCGTCGACGCCAAGGAGGACGACACCGGCCTGTTGGTCACGGTGCAGCTGGACCTCGAGAACCCCAAGGCCAAGCAGGTTTACCGGCTGCTCAAGGGTCGGCGCATCAACCAGATGTCGTTTGCCTACGACGTGATCGAGGGCGGCCCCGCGAGCCGCCCAAAGGACGGCAGCGACCCCGAGAAGCCCGAAACCGAGCACTATTTCGAGCTGCGACAGCTCAAGCTCTACGAGGTTTCGGTCGTCACGATCGGCGCGAACCAGGAGACCGAAATCCTGGCGGTCAAGCAGGTTCCGGCGCTCGCCGAGCGGCTGATCGCCGACGCAAAAGCCGGCCGTGTGCTGTCGGCCAAGAACGAGAGTGAGCTACGTGACGCGCACGAGGCGATCGGGCGCGTTCTCGCCACCCTCGACAGCACGGATTCCGACGAGGTGAAGGCCAGCGATGACGGCCCGTCTTGCCAAGCGCCGCCGGATGATTCGGCGGGACAGCCTCGCGAGGCCAGCCGCAAGTCGTCCGTCGACCCCTCGGCGTTGCTCAACGCGATCGAGGCGCAGCTGCGCATCGAGTTCGCCTAAACACATCAACTCCGAAGGAGATTCAACGTGAGTGCACGTTTGGCCGCCCTCAAGGACCGGGCGGACGCAGAAGCGAAGAAGGCCCGCGACATCGCGCAGCTCGCCGTCGACAACGGCCGCGAGATGACCGACGACGAGAAGGCCGACTATGACGCCTCGATGAAGGCGCTGACCGAGATCCTCGACGCGGTCAAGGCCGTCAAGGCCGACGAGGCCGTGCTCGACCAGGCCAAGGCGTTCTCCGATTCGGTCGGCGTGCCCGAGGACGGCGGCGACCTCAAGGCGCGGGTGAAGAGCCTCGGCCTGACGGTGGTCGAGTCGCCCGAGTTCAAGGCGATGCTCAAGCCGTTCGGTGGCGGCCAGATCCCGTCGAAGGCGCGCATCCAGTCCGACCCGATCAAGGTCAAGTCGCTGTTCACCGGTGCCAGCTCGACCAGCGCTGGCGCGTTCGTGGTCAACGACCGTACCGACATCGTGGAGATGCTCGGCCGCAAGCCGCTGACCATCCGCAACCTGGTGTCGAACCGGCGTACGAGCTCCGACGCTGTCGAGTTCGTGCGCGAGACCTCGCACACCAACGCTGCCGCGCCCGTGGCCGAAGCGACCTCGTCGGCGATGCCGACCGCCCCGGCCGGCACCGAGGGCGGCGCGCTGGTACTGGCGACCGGTGGTGGCTACAAGCCTGAGGGTTCGTGGGCGTTCGAGGTCGTGCAGACCAACGTCAAGACGATTGCAGAGTGGGTGCCGGTCACCCGCCGTGCTCTCGCCGACGTGGCGCAGCTGGAGGGTCTAATCAACGACGAGCTGAGCAAAGACGTCGCCGAGGCCGAAGAGGACCAGATCCTCAACGGCAACGGCAGCGGCGAGAACTTCACCGGCATCAACAACACCTCGGGTGTGCAGACGCAGGCGTGGACCACGGATTTCCTCACCACGACCCGCAAGGCGATCACCAAGGCCCGCACCGTCGGCCGGGTGAATCCGACCGCCTGGGTGTTCAACCCCGAAGATGCCGAGATGATCGACTTGCTCAAGGACGGCGAGAACCGCTACTACTACGGCGGGCCGCAGTTCATCGGGCAGCGCACCCTGTGGGGCGTGCCGGTCGTTGAGTCCGAGTCGCAGGCCCAGGGCACCGGTCTGCTCGGCGACTTCGGCAAGGCCGTGATCTGGGATCGCGAAGACACCACGGTGACGATGAGCGACAGCCACGCGGATTTCTTCGTCCGCAACCTGATCGCCATCCTCGCCGAGGAACGACTCGCGTTCGGCGTCACGCGTCCGGCCGCGTTCGTCAAGGTCCCGACCTCCGGCAGCTAAACCGCGCACGCAGGTGGTGGCCCCTGCCTCGTTGCCGGGGCCACCACCTCGCGGGGTCAACAGTCATGGCAATCAGCGGATTTCACACACCAGACGGCGAGCAACTGCCGCCGAAGACGCTCAGAGGGGGCGCAGTGAAGCTCTACAACGTGGTTATCAACGGCGTCGAGACGACGCTGCAGCTCACCGATGAGGATGCAGCTGCGCGTGGCCTGCTCGCCGCGGAGCCCGCACCCGCCACCAAGGCGAAGGCCCCGGCGAACAAGGCCAAGACGCCGGCCAACAAGGCGAATGGCTGACCAGACCGACATCGAGGCCGCCCGCGCGGCGGTGCGCGCGTACTGCGGTTGGCACGTCACCCCGGTCAACACCGACGAGGTGCTGACGCTCGACGGACCCGGCGGGCCGGTGCTGTTCATCCCGACGCTGCGGCTGCTCAGCCTGGCCGAGGTGGTCGAGGATGGCGTGTCGGTCGACGTGTCCACGGTGCGCGCCGCCGCCGACGGGCGGGTGCGGAAACGCGACGGCACCTGGTGGACCGACGAATACGGCTCGATCACCGTCAAGGTGACGCACGGCTACGACGAGGTGCCGAACTTCGATCGGGCCGTGGAGGCACTCGCCGCGTCATTCGCCGGCGCCAGGCGCAACGACCCGACCCTGGTCGAAAAGCAGGTCGATGACGTGCGTTACCGGTGGGACATGTCCAGCGGCGTCGTGGCGGCCGTCTGCGCCAGCTACGGCCTCGACATGTACCGGTTGGAGCGGCAGCCGTGAGCGAGTTCGGTGGGCAGACGGTCACGTTCGTGGCCTACGCGAACACCGGCACCCGCAAGCCGCTCGGCGGCTACCAGCAGTCCGAAACCCTCACCGCGGTGACCGGGTGTCGGCATCGCCCGCTGTCGGCGCGCGAAACCGCCGAGTACGACGTGAACGTCGCAACGATGGTGTGGAAGACGACCGCGCCACCCGAACCCGCGGTGCTGGCCGCCAGGCAGCACGGCGAGATCCGCGTCGACGGCGTCGCCTACAAGATCATCGCCGGCCCGCAGCACCACGTCGACATGGACGGACAGCCGTTCAAAGTGACCATCCTGTCGCAACGACAGACGAGCTAGGAGCTTCAATCATGGCCCGATACAAGGTCGTTTCGCCGTGCGCCTACACCATCGACGGCAAGGGCGTCCACCACAAGACCGCCGGTGCAATCGTCGAGCTGGCCGACGACGTTGCCAAGCAGCTGGGTGATTCGGTCGAGCGGATCGGCGGCGCGGCGCCGCGCGGACGCAAGCACACCACCGACAGCGGCGATGACGACGAGTAGCGCCGACATTTTCGCCGAGATCGAGCAGAAGATCCGGCGCGATGCCGAGCTGACCCTCAAGACGAAAGAGGCGGCCGAGCAGATCCGCGACGAGGTGCGCGCCGAAACCCCGGTGCGCACGGGTCGCGCCGCGGCGTCGGTGAAGGTCGAGAAGCGGCGGCCGCACAACGGGTTACCGCACTGGTGGGTCGGTTCCCGGTTGTGGTACTTCCATTTCATCGAGGACGGCACCGGGCCGGACGCGCCGGGATCGAAGTCGCCGTTCGGGCCGGACACACCGACGCCTGAGTTCGCGCCGTTCGGCAAGGTGGCGCATCGGCACGGCGGCACCGTCGACGGTGTGGAGGTTGATGGATGACCGCGCACACCGAGACACCCGACGATGTTGAAGAGGCGCTCGTCGCCTACCTCGGCGGGCTGCGTGACACAGCGATCTCCCGTCGCCCCGGCGACCCGCTGCCGTTCACTCTGGTACGCCACATCGGCGGCGACGAGAACGCCGACCTCGGGTTCGCCGACCCGCTCGTGTCGATCCGCACCCTGTGCGACAAGGCGCTCGGTGAAGAGGCCGCCCGCGACGCGGCCGCCGAAACACACTCGTGGATGCTGCATCTGGCGCACCACCAGGACGACATCGACATCAGCGGCGGCCGGATCGTGAACTTTGACTACGTGACCGTGGTCGAGTCGCCGCGCTGGACACAGTTCGACGACGACCAAGTTCTCTGCAAGATCGCCCGATACGGAATCGGGCTGTCCTACACCCGCAAATAGTCAGCCGACCATTCCCCGTCGCGGTCGCCGAGGGCCGCGGCGCGCGGCCGCGTGCGCCGCATTCCCGCCGGAATCCTTTCCGGCAGTTCAGTATCCGCGAAAGGAACAACACTCATGGCACAACCGACCACCGGTGTCAACTTCAAGGCGTCCGGCCTCGGGATCTTCGACACCCTGCGGATTCGCCGCGGCGGCAAGTGGAACTTGCTGTGCCGCGACTACAAGGGCGCGGCTACCAACATCAGCCCGAGCAGCGATTTCGGCGCGCCGATGGCGCTCGACGGCAACTGGCGCGATGACCTGCTCGCCGTCAAGAAGAACGCCAAAGGGCAATGGGTCTACAACAACAAGCCCAACCTTGGGTTTCATCTGCTCGGCGCCGCGAACCCCGATGGGTTCGTGCAGGAGCACGACATCAACGTCGACGAGCTGGAGATCCTGCAGTCCATCGACCCGGGTCGCGTCGACCTCACCAGCCGCGCGAAGCGCGTTGTGTTCACCGGCTACGAGAACAAGCCGCTGCTGCATCGGCTCATCAACGACCTGCCGCTCGACAACATCCTCGACCTCGGTTCGGGCACCTACTTCTCGGGTGAGTCGGCCGAGATCGACTTCATCGAACGGCAGATGATCCTCATTCACGAGGACAAGGCCGGCGGCAAGCCCGAACGCGTCGCGTTCCCGGTGTCGCGGTGCGTGCGCACGAACATCGGCAACCTGACCGGCACCAAGACCGATCCGCTGTCGGCGCAGCTGACGTTCGCGCGGCTGATCGACCCGTGGTTCGTCGACGCGGATGGCGCGCCGATGATCGGCGGTGTGTGGGTGTCCGGCGAGGGCTGGGACGAAAGCGTCACCCCCGGGCTGACCTTCGTGCCGCCCGCCCCGGTCGCCACGCCGACTGGCCCGACCGCGGCCACGATCACGTTCGCCGAGGTGCTCGGCGGTGCGTCGCCGTACACCTACACCGTCGAGAAGTCGGCCAACGCGGATATGTCCTCGGCGACGGCCGCGACGGTCGGCACCACCACCGTTACCGACGGGGTGGTGACCCTCGCCCTCAGCGGCCTGACCGCGTCGACGTCGAACTACTTCCAGGTCACGGTCACCGACGCCGACGGCGATACCGCGCTGTCGATGGTTTCGAACCAGGCCACGCAGCCGGCGTCCTAACCCCGACTCCCCGGCGGGCGTTTTCGGCTGGCGCCCGCCGGGGCCACACCCCAGCAGCCGAGCACCACGAAACCCTCACAGCCGAAAGGACAGTCGAACCATGCCCGACACCGACCAGGCCACCGCCGAGGCGCAGGAACAGGCCGACACCTACGACAGCTTTGCCCGCTCGGCGACCGTCACCGCACCCAACGGCGACTCGTTCACGGTGCGAAATCCCCTGTTCTTCAACGCCGATCAGCTCTCGGCGTACAACCGTCTGCACCATCGGATGAACCAGTGCGACCGGTGGCCCGACGTCGAGAAGCCCGAGCAGCGCATGAAGAGTCGCCAGCCCGACGGAACCGAGGTCGAAACGTTCGTCGGCGCCCACACCGTGCGCGGCGAGTACATCGAGCCGTACCAGGAAAACGGTGTTCTGGTCGAACCGCCGTACGAGGTGCAGGTGTGCCAGATCGTGATGGGCGACGACGTCTACACCAAGTTCGCCGCGGCCGGTGGCAGCCCGCGCGAGGTCGTCGAGCTCGTCAAGGAACTGCGCAGCGGCCTGGTGAAGCGAGCCGATGCTGACTCGAAAAGTGATGCAGGCGTTCGCGTTCTGGAGGATGGCGCCGCGGCAGATCGCGAGTGACCTGCGCCGGTTCTTCCCGGGATGCCATATTCGCGACTGGCATCAAGGCCGCATGAGCAGCTATGAGCTGCTGGAGCTGTTCGGCGTCACCGTCGACGAGGACGCCGAGACCGAAACGCGCACCATCACGGTTGATTGGCCGCCCGAGGGCGGCGCGGTGGCCGCGGTGGTGCGCGACGGTGAGCGGCCCGAGTGGCAGAAGATGCTCGCCCAGGTCGCGAACATTTCTGCGCTGTTCCGCGCCGTGAAGCTGCCCAAGGCCGACACCGAGATGTACGGCGAGCAGTTGTTTTTCCCGATCAGCAAGACGCGCGAGTTCGTCGAGACACAGCGTGCCGTCGCCGAGGGCGAGCTGTTCTCGATCATCTCCGATTAGGAGGGTTGAGCCATCGCCATCCATCTGGACATCTACACCCGACTGCGCGACAGCGATATTCGCCGCGACGCCGACCGGCTGCAACGCGAATACGACCGTGCGGGCCGCTCGGCGGGTGCAGCGTTCGGTGACCAGTTCGCCGCGGGTGCTCAGCGCTCGACCCCGGCTGTCACCCGCGCTATGTCGCAGGTGGAGCGGGCAACCGACAAGGTGGCGGCTGCGCTCGGCCGCGTGAACGTCGAGCAGGCCAAGTACGACCAGCTGGTGCGGGCCGGTTCGGCGAACCGGGCGCAGCTCGTCGCGCAGTATGAGAAGCTCGCCGACGCGCAGCGCCGCCACCGGTCAACGGTTCGGGATGCCGTTCGCGCGCATCATGATCTGTCGGCGGCTGCGTCGGCGGCTGTCGCGCCGGTCGGCGGGCTGCTCGGCACCATCGGGAACCTCAGCGGTTCGGCCGCCACCGGCGCGGCGAGCCTCGGTCGGCTCGGCGGCGCGATCGGCGGCGTCGCTGCCGCCGCCGCTACCGCCGTGGCGGTCGCCGGGGTGGCCGACATGCTGGTCGACGTTGGCCGTGCCGCGGTCACCGCGAGCCAATCGTTGTGGCTGTTGCCCTCGGCGCTCGCCGCCGCCGGCACGGGGTTCGCCGCGCTCAAGATCGGGTTTCTCGGGTTCGCCGACGCCATCAAAGAGGTTCGCGACCCCGAGAAGTTCGCCGAGGCGCTGCAATCGCTGTCGCCGAACGCGCAGCAGGCGGCGCTGTCGATCCGCGAGTTGCTGCCCGCGTTCGACGGGCTGAAGAACAGCGTGCAGGACTCGCTATTCGCCGGTGTGGCACCGCAGATCGAGGCGCTCACGCAACAGTACCTGCCGACGTTGGAAACGATGCTGTCCAGCGTCGCCGGGGCATTCAACACGATGTTCAGCGACGCCGTCGGTGTGCTGCAGGCGAATCCCGACCTCGTCGAGAACATCTCGAACAACATCCAGGCGTCGTTCCGCAACCTCGCCCAGGCAGCAGGGCCGCTCACCGAGGCACTCACCCGACTGGTCAGCGTCGGTTCGGATTTCCTGCCCGGCATCGCCGACGCCGCCGCGAACGCGGCCACCGAGTTCGCCAACTTCATCGCCCAGGCCGCCGCGACCGGCGATCTGCAGCGTTGGATTCAAGACGGCATCACGGCCGCACAGGATCTCGGGTCGGCGATCTGGGACATCGGCAAGATCATCTACGACACGTTCGGGTCGGCCAAGCCCGAAGAGTTCCGGGATTCGCTTAACAGCATCGTCGCCACGATTAACTTCGTCGGCGACAGCATCACCACCCTGCAGTCGATCTGGAACGGGTTCGCCACGGCCGCCGAGTGGGCGATCAACCGCGTCATCGACGCTGTCAACGGCCTACTCACCCCGCTGCGGGCCGCTGCGGGCATCATCAGCATGTTGCCGGGTGTCGACATCCCCACGGCGATCCCGCATGTCGACGCGCCCATCGCGGGCACGCCGGTTCCTGTGGCGGGTGCACCGGCCACGGGTCTCGGTGGATCGGCCGGCGTCGGCGGTCTCACCGCGGGCGCGGGTGCTGGTGCTGCGGCTGGTGGCGTGGCCGGTTTGGCGGGGCCGACCGGGTGGTCGCCTCGGCCGGTGCCCGCGGCGCCGAGCAGCGGCAGCGGCGGCGGGCCGAGGCTGCCCGACGCGCCGGTCGTGCCGTACGACTCGACGTTGCCGCCCGGGTTCGAGGGGATGGCGCAGGACGCCTCGACGTTCACGACGCTGTCGAGCTACTTGGATGCCCGCCACGACCTGGCCGAGAAGCAGGCCCGGTTGGAGCAGCTCGAAAAGGACAACAACGCCACGGCCGACGACGTGCAGAAGGCACGCAACGACGTCATCGAGGCCGAGCAGGATTTGCACGCGGCCGAACTGCGGCTGTATGAGGCTCGCGACAACACCTACCAGCAGATGGTGAAGTCGGGCAACAGCTACGCCTCGCAGCTCGGCGACATCGGCGCGCAGCTCGACCAGGACTTCGGTATCAGTCGGGGCTTGGCGGGGATCGCCGAGAACGTCACCAAGTTCGTCGCCAACCTCGCTGCGGCGCCGCTGCTCGGCAAGCTGAGCGCCATCAGCCAGGCGTCGCCGTCGCAGGGCGGCCACGGGCTGATGGGGGTTCTCGCCGCGCAAGGCGCTTTCGGCCCGCAGTTCACCGGCCTGGCCCAGCAGCAGCAGAGCTACAGCTATGCCGCGTCGGCGCTCGGCCCCGCTGCGCTACGTCCAGGCACCAGCTACCTCGGTGATGCGGCGCTGCTGGCGAACGTGCCGCCGGGCACCTACTCGCAGACCGGCATCGCCGATCTCACGCGAGGGATCGGGGATTGCTCGAGCGCCGTCGAGGATCTCGTCAACCTGCTCGACGGGCGGCCAACCGGTGGCCGGTCGCTGTCGACCGGCAACGCCGACTCCTGGCTACCACAGCACGGGTTCCTGCCCGGCACAGGTGGTCCCGGTGATTTCCGCGTCGCGTTCAACAGCGGCCATATGCAGGCGACGCTGCCCGGGGGCACGCCGTTCAACTGGGGCAGCCCGGGCGCGGCGGCGCGTCGAGGGATCGGCGGCACCGGCGCGGATGATCCGGCGCTGACGCAGCACTACTACCGGCCCGTCGCCGCGCCTGGTGTGAGCGCCGCGCCTGGTGTGGGTGTCACGCCCGACAGCGTGCTGTACTCCCCCGCCAACACCAACCCCGCGCTGACGAATCCTGCCGCACCGCTGCCACCCGTGACGGGTGCGTCGGCACCGTTCACTCCCGGGCAGTACGGCGGTGTGGCCCCGGCGGCGACACCCGGTGGCGGCGGCTTCGGCCTCACCGGCGGCGGCGCGCTCGGCGCAGCGATGCAGGCCGGCGGCGCGGCGTTGGATGCGATGGCACCAGGCGCCGGCCAGGCCGCCCAGACCGGCATCAAGCTGATCAACCGGGGCATCGAGTTCGGTGCGCAGGCGGTCGGTATCGGCGTCGACGGGCTGATCGAGACGCTCGTTCCGTTCGGCGGGTCGGACATGGCCGCCAACAACTGGGTGACCCGCCTCGCGGGCGCATTCGCCAGCGCCGCACCGGCATTGCCGAATCTGGCCGGTGACCAGGCAGGCCCGACCGCCGAGCAGGTCGCCGGTGCCGACCCGAACGCGACGCAGCACGGGCAGGCCGCCGGACAGCCAGCCGGCCCGGTGAGCATCACCGTCAACAACCAGCGCGCCACCGAGGACGGCACCGGCCGCGACATTGCCTACCACTGGCAGCAGGCACACACGACACCAGGGAGGGGATGAGATGGCGACCAAGCGTTACCCGGCCGGGCAGATCACCCCTCACGGCTGGTACCACATGACCAAGGGCACCAGGCCGATGATGTGGCTCGAATCATGGGACAAGACAGTCCGATTCGACCTGCTCGGTGGTTTGGCCGCGCCGTTCCACGATCCGACCGAGCCCGAATGCGTGGAGCTGGTGAGCCTCAAAGGGCTGATCGCGCCGTGGAAGCACATTCAGCAGAAAGGCGCGACGCAGGACGGCATCACGCACGTCGACGCGCTGCTCGACCCGAACGAAATCGAGCTGAACGTCAACTGCGTTGGGCGCACGCCGAATCACGCCGTCGAGGTGGCCCGGGTTCTCATCGCGTCCATCGACGCGATCAACACCGCGACGCTCAACTTCCTGACACCCGACCTCGGGCACTGGTGGACCGATATTCGGTGGCTCAACGGCGCACCGCAAGATCCGGTCAACGTTGTGGCGCAAGGCAAACCGCTGTCGCTGCGGCTGCAGGGTGACGCCGGTCTGTGGCGGTCACACGACAACGTGGCGACGTTCTCGTTCTCCTACGAGGACATGACCGACACGTTCACCGCCGACAACCGGGCAACGAAGAACCTCGGCGACATTCCGCAGTACTACACCGGCGACGGTGGCGGCTACTGCACGTCAAACGGTGACCGCATGGTCTGGGTCGACGATCCCGACGACCAGTTCGGCACGCAGTCGCGTCGCGTCATCAACGGCCCGTGGCCCGATTTCGACACCACCACCGACAACCAGGTCATCTCGCAGGTTCACGCCACCGTGCAAGAGTGGTCGACGCCTGCAACGTCGACGAACATCCTCGGCGGCCGGTTGGGCCGCGACAGCAATGGCAACTGGGACGGCTCGGGTGTGTTCGTCGAGTACGGCATCGGCTATATCCGGCTGTTCTACACCATCGAGTTTGTCGAGCACACGATGCGTGCCGAGAACCTGCCTATGCTCATCGGCCCGGCGCCGGGCGAAAAGTTCACGCTGGTATGCGGGTACGACGGTGACCCGCGCATGTTCAAGGTTCTGCGCAACGGCAACGCGATCCTGACGCACAAGGAAACCGGCACCGGTTCGCCGCTCGGCCCGAACAACCGCGGCGTCGGAAACGGCATGTTCGCCGCCGCGGCCCTGCTCACGCAGGCCACCCCGGCGGCCATCCGCAAAATCTCGGCCGGTGACAACGCGTCGGTGACGCAGTCTGGCTGGCTCGATCTGGTGAACATCGGCGACCAAAAGATGTACTACGACTACACCGCGTTCGGGCCGGGAACGTTCCGGTTCTACGACGGCCCCGGCGCCAGCGAGTACGTCGAGTTCGGGCCGCTGCTGCAGAACCAGATCGTGTTTATCCGCACCGACCCGCGCGTGAACACCACACTCGTGCAAGACCTTACGGTCACGCCGCCGTCGCCGCAGGATCTCAACATCTTCCAAGAGGCTGTGACGAAGCTGCTCAATGCCACCGGTGTCAACGGCACCGCGATGGAGAACCAGATCAAGTCGCTGTTCGGCATTCGCACCGCGCAGGGCAATCTCTACAAGTACCTCAGGGGCCGGTTCTCTGAGCGTGCCGCGATCCCGCCGAAACCCGCCGGGCAGCCCGCGCCGACGTACCACGTCAAGGTCGAGATCGTCGGCGGTAACGCCGATTCCAAGATCATCGCCGCTGGCACGCCGCTGCGGAGGAACCCGTTCTGATGGCTGCAGAGCAGACCGACATCGAGGTGTGGCGGTCGGCGATCCAGTCCGGCGACCCGCACCGCATCGCTGCGACCGCGCGGTGGCTCACCGAGAAGAAATCGAAGGTCGACACCGAGTTTCGGTTCACGGTGTGCGACAAGATGTGGCAGCCGATCGGCTACGTCGGCAATGACCTGATGGAAGGCTCGGGCGCGAGTCCCTGGAACGACACGCCGACGTCGCGCCTGGTGCTCAAGGGCAACAGTCCGCTGATCCCGATGTTCATGGACTGCCGCAACACGCTCGTTGGTGTGATCGTGGAAACCGCGGGTATCCGCGAGGCGTTCTACACCAAGGTCCACCGCTACCGCTACGAGAACAGCGCGTGGACGGGCACCGTTGAGCTGCGCGGCATTTGGGACATCCTGAACTACTACGTGATATGGCCGACGTGGTGGCTGCCGATCCAGGCGCAGCCGGTCTCGCACGCGGTGTTCATGTGGGCGCTGCAGACGGTGCTCGAGAACATGGTGGCCGAGTGTGCGATCCGGTTGCAGTCGGGCTGGCTCGAATTCATCAACAACGGCCTGTCGTTGAACCCGCAGATCAAGGCGTGGCTCGGCACCGTGCTGCAGGCGATCAAACGTGACGGGCTGAGCGTCGACACGTTCACGCGGATGCTGCGCACACCGATGTACGTCAAGAGGACGAACCCGTTCCTCGACACCAGCCCGATGGCCGCCGAAACGGTGCGCATGGAAACCGTTGGGCAAGTCATCAAACGCATAACCCGCCCGTACGGTGTGACCGCGAGTGTCGACCTGTTTATGCCTGGTGACCCGCAGCCCGACCAGTGGGTGAACCTCGACCAACCAACGTATGTGTTCTCCACGCGCGACCGGTCACAGATCGAGGGTCCAACGAAAACCGTTGCCGACTCGGTGATCCGAACCGTGATCGACCTCGGCGGCTCGCTCGGCAGCATCTTCCAGCCGGTCATCAAGCAGGTGCCCGGCATGGAAGGCGTTTTCTACGCGCCCCGGGTCGGTGTCGATTTCGAACAGCCATACGCCTACGTGGTGGCACCCGAACCGGGTGAGGACTCGTCGATCATCTCGTGCGAGATCGCCGACCACACACCCGAGGGATGGCAGCACATCATCGGCGGGCGCAGCCCGAAGTGGTTGAACGACTTGCTGAATGCGACGTTCGCGTGGGCGATCGACAGCCTGATGATCGCGGTCGGGTTCACCGGTATCCCGTCGGATCTGCTGGCAGGGTTCCTCAACAACGCGTTCCTCGCGTTCCAGCTGATCCAGCACTATGGGCGGCGCGACGAGGTCGGCCCATACCACCCGGCCATCGAGCGGATGCATCCGACGGCATCGGCGCCGTACAACGTCGAGACGGTATTTGCGTTCATCAACGCGCTGTTCGACTCGCAAGGCCACACCACCGCGCAGGTCACGTTCCGCAACGGCGACCAATACGCGCTCGGCCGCGACATCTTCAAGGGCAGCTTGATGAGCCTGGTGTACCTCGCCAGAACTCGGATGATCACCAACTACATCACCAATTACATGTGGCGAATCACGCCCGACGAGCGGACGGTCACCGTGCAGCTGGGCGACGGCCGCCGCGACGAACCACCTCTAGCCAAGATCCAGCGGTTCATCACCGAGTCGTTCGAGGCAATCAACGCACTCACATTGGCCCCGCAATCCTGATGGGAGACAACACTCATGGCATGGCCCATCGTTGAATACAACGGCGCACCGCACTACCTCGGCCAAGGCGATTTCCTCATCCCGGTCGACCCGTCGACGGGGATGGCGGTGATTCTGCTGCGCCAGAACGGCGGCATCGCCTCGGGCATCGTGGGCGTCGAAAAAGGCGACCCCGGTATGCCGCCGAACTTCCATCCCGACATTCCGGTCACCGAGATGGCGTGGAACGACCCGACTCCGGCAGGGGGCACGTGGACGCAGATTTCACCGCCGAACGGCGACAACCCCGGTGTGTGGCAGATGAGCCTCGCGCTGCACGGGCCGGAGCCAGGCACCAGCGGCGGCGGCACCACCCCTACGCCTTCCGATTTCGGTGGCGGCACCGCCGGCCAGGTGCTCGCGGTCAACAGCGCCGCGGACGGGTTCGAGATCGTCGACCAGAAGATCCCCGAGGTGTTCTACCCGGGCGAGATCGACAACGTCGGCTCGGGCAACGTCAACGCCACACTGTGCCCGATCAACATTCCGTCGCGGCCGTGGGCGCGGCGTGTGCGGGCGCAGGGCTACACCGTGGTCACCGGCGAGGCCGCGGACGTGCGCGTCGACCTGGTGGCGCGGCTCAACAACGCTGAGAGCGGCAACATCGTCGGGCACTGCATCGGCATCGCCAGCACCGAGCGGCTGATGTTTGCGCCCGGCAAGCCGATCAACGAGGGCACCGTGTCCGGTTCGTACGACACGATCGCCGCCGGGGCGAGCGCAACGCTGTATGTGCGGCTGGAACGTAAGGCCGGGTCATCGACCTACACCGCGTCGGCGTCGTCGTCGATGTTCTCCGCGGAGGTGTGGCCGCTCTGATGACAGTCGAGATGCCCGATTGGGTGTCGAATACGCCGTCGGCGCCCATCCATCAGAAGCGGCCCGGGTCTGAGCTGGTGCGGCCGTTCACGGCCCAGCAGCTCCAGCAGCTCGGCGGTGAGCTGGTCGAGCAGTTCCTCAAGAGGGTGGTGCTCGCGTTGGCCGGCCTGTTCGTGCCTGGGCAGCTCGGCGCGGCGTTCGATCAGCTCAAGCATTGGGCTGACAACCTCGGTGACCGGATCGTCACCGACATCAACAACAACGCCGGTATCGACCTGTCCTCGTGGGATGCGTTCGTAGACAGCCTCAAGGACGGCAGGGGCATCGATCTGCCGATGCTCGGCGACGGACTGGACGCCATCTCGGGGTTCTTCGGCAATATCGACTTCGGCGACCCGCCCACGCCGGCCGAGTTGTGGCAGTTCGTCGTGTCGACGTTCATCGAGCCGCTGAACCTGTTGCTCGGCCCCAACTCGCCGCTCAACCTGGCTAACGCGTTCGGGCAGTTGTTCCCGCGCAACCTCGGTGGTGTGTCGCTGTCAGCGCTGATGCCCGCGGCGCACAACCTCCTCGAGGACTTCATCACCGAGGCATCGGTGCCGAACGTCGATGGATGGTCGTTCGACCCGACCGTGGGCACACCGGGTTCTGCCAAGGTGATCGCGGATGGTTCACTCAAGACGCTGTACTCCGAGGATCTGATTCAGGTCTCGGCCGATCAGCCGATCGACACTGAGGTAAAGGTCCAATACACCGGCCTCACCGCGGGCTCGGGCCAGGTCATCCGGTACATGTTCGAACTGTTCACAGATGAGCTGGGCAGCGTCCCCGCGAGTCCCGCCACCGAGGTGGTCGGCGCGGTCACTGATCCGTCGGGCACGATCACGGCGCCGGTGACGCTGTCTGCCGAGGACTGGACCGCGCCATCGGGCGTCAAGACGATACGCCCGGTCTTGCAGGTCGATTCGGCCGCCACGGCGGGCGCGGTGCACTTCATGAATCCGAAGCTCGTCAAGCCGCTCGACCCGTCGCTGTCAGGCGGTCTGCCGGCCGCGCTCACCACGGTTGGCAACTACGTGCGCGCGTTCGTCGAGTCGGCGCTGTCCGCGCTGGGAATCACGCCGTCGGGCGAACTGCTGGACGACATTTTCGACCTGTCGGATGAGATCGAGTGGATTCGCGATCGGGCCGATCAGGGGTTCCAAGATGCTGCGCAGGCGTTGCAGAATCTCGGCGCGCTCGCGAATAACCTGTTGACGAATCCTGCTGCGGTGATTGGCGATATCACCCAGGACATGGTCAACGGGTTGACCGCGACGCTCGGCGACATGCAGACCACGCTCAATCAGATCGGTGATGTGTTTAACGGCCTGGTGGTGACGCCCGTTAACACCATCGTGCAGGCAATCCGCGACTGGTGGAATCAATGGTTCGGCGGCGGTTCGTCGAGCGCAATTCCGCTGTCGCAGAAGGGCGCGGCGAATGGTGTGGCGCCGCTGAACTCGTCGGCGAAGCTGGCGACCAGCTACCTGCAGACCAATGTCGCCAACGGGGTGGCTGGCCTCGATGGTGCTGGCAAGGTTGCGACGTCGCTGTTGGTGACGGATTCGGCTGGGAACGTCCCGACGTTGGATGCTGGCGGGCGGCTGAAGAAGGCGCAAGTGCCCTCGTATGCGCCAAAAGTGTTGGACCTGACCGCGACCGGTATCAGTGTCACGTTCGACGCGAGCCTGTATGACCAGGTGAATATTGCGCTGCAAGCTGACGTGCTCGGCTGGACCGTGAACGGCACGCTACTCGACGGGCAAAGCTTGCTGGTGCGAATCACCGCCGACGGCACCAATCGAACGTGGGCGTGGGCGTCCAACGTCCGCGGTATCGGCCTACCGGTCGGGTTGATGGCTGTCAACGCCAACAAGACGGTCTACGCTGGACTGAAATGGAATGCGGCAGTGTCTAAGTGGGATCTGATCGCGTTGGGTAAGGAATCGTAGTGGCCAAGCTGGATACGCTCACTGACGATTTCACCGTTTACGATCCCGGCAAGTGGACAATCGACGATTCGGTTGGCGGCGATATTGATATCGGGGACGGCCGGGCAGCGATCAACACAAACGCCGGGATCGAGGGCGTCTTTTCGGTAGGCGCCTATGATCTGCTGGAGTCTTACGCTTTCGCGCAATTCATCTCGTTTGGGTTCCTCTATCCCGGTAAAGGATTCGGCTTTTCGCTGAATATCAATTCCGGCGGACCCAACGAAGATAGTGCCATGTTTCTCTGCACGGAGAGCGAAACCGAAGGCGAGTATAACCTGATCTGTTTGGACGGCGCAGGATTTGGGGCAGAGGGCACCCCGATCGAGCCGGTGGCTACCGGGGTTACCTACGATCCGGCAATCCACAGCTGGCTGCGGATCAGGGAATCCGGCGGCACCATCTACTGGGAGACGTCACCCGACACCGCACCCCTGGAATGGAGCGTCATGGCATCGGGGGCGCACACATTCACCTCCGCGCAAGCGACTGTGCAACTCGGTGGCGTATTCGCACCAGCCGCGTTCACGGTCTCCAGCTTCAACATCGCGCCTACGCCTCCCATCCCGGCGAACGCGGGCAACTTCTTCGCGTTCTTCTAAAAGGCGCCAGGAAATCTCGAACGGAGATGTGATGCGCTGGTCGACCACACCACCGCCAGCACCACCTGTCAAACGGGGATGGTCCACCGTCGCACCCAATCCCGCCGAATCGCCCATCCGCGGCTGGGGCGTCCGCGTCGACCGCACCGCGCGGATCTCGGCCACCCTCGCCGCCGCGGTCGCCGCGCTCACCGGACAGCAGCGACACGAGGGCAGCGCCGCCGCCCACCTCCAGCGAGCGCTCTTCTCGGCGGCGGGCAACAGCGAACAACGCGCCACCGTCGCCGCGGCCGTGCAGCATCCGGCGTTCGTCGGTACCGACATCACCACCGCCGACGTCGCCGCCACCGTCCAGCCGACCGCCGCGGCGCTCACCGGTGAGCACGGCCAGGCCGGGCAACTCGGCGCGACCCTGCAACCCATCACCGCAGAACTGACAGCAGACCAGATCCAAACAGGGGCGATGGCGGCCAGCCTCACCCACGCCATCACCACACTGGCTGGCACCCAAGGCATCCCCGGCACGATCACCGCAGACGTCGCTCAGCTTCTCGCCAGCGCAGCCGGTAGCCAAACCGTCGCCGGCGCGCTCGCAACCACCCTCAGCCGGGCATTGTTCACCGGCAGCGGCAGCCAATCTCAATCGGGCACGTTGGCCGCCCAGATCCGCAGGGCACTCGCCGCCCTATACGGCGCCAAGGTCAACCCACACGAAGACTGGTCGGCCACCACCCCCGGCGCCTGGACGTGGACCATGCCGAGCTGGTGCGTCGAGGGCGACAAGATCGACCTCATCATGTACGGCGGGGGGCGCGGCGGCCAACGCGGCGGCACCACAAGCAACGGGGTCGGCGGCGCGGCAGGCGCGATCCAATCTGTCACCCTCACTGTCGGCGTCGATATTCCCGTCGGCGGCAGCCTCACCGGCCAGGTCGGCGCGGGCGGTGCCGCCAACGACGGCAACGGCGGCAACACCACCTGCACCACTATCGGGCTGACTGCGCTCGGCGCCACCACCCGCGCATCGAGTCGCGACGGCGGGAGCCCAGGCAACCGCACTCAAGGCACGCTCACCGTCACCGGCGGTATCGGCGGCACCGGTGCGGCGTCGACGGCCGCCGGCAACCCGGGCACCGCTCCCGGCGCAGGCGGCCAAGGCGGCGGTTCGGTGTTCTTCGTCGGTCAGAACGGCGGCGCAGGAGCACGAGGCCAAGTCAACATCCGCACACGAGATCAAAACGCATAGGAGACAACGTGAACGCGCAACTCGAAGCGATCCGCGATGCCATGAACAAGGACACCGGCCAAGGTCGCGACATCGACCTGGCCCGCGCCCTGGCCGATGCCTACGTCACCGAGCATCCCGACCAGTTCGCCAACCTGGCCGACATGCCCATCGAACAGTGCGTCGCCGCGGTCGACGTATTCCGCTCCGCCGGGATGGAAGACGACCAGTGGCGCGTCGAGGCGTGGCTGCTGCACCGATTCGAGCCTCAGACGATCGGCGGCCCCGTAACCGCACGTATCCGCGTTCCCGGACAGGAGAACTGACATGGCTCGCGGTTTCTATCTCACCAACGCCTGCGCGCAGGGAATGCTCAACGGCACGGGTCTCGCCGAATCTCTCGGTGCCTCACCGGTGATCAAGATTTACAGCGGAACCGTTCCGGCCAACGCCGACGCCGCCAACAGCGGCACTGTCCTTGCAGTACTGCCGTGTTCGGCCACGCCGTTCTCTGGGTTCTCCGACACCGGCTCGGCAGCGCGCGCCACCTTTGGCCCGATCACCTCCGACGCATCGGCCGACAACAGCGGCACGGCAGCGTTTTTCCGCATCGAGACCTCGAGCGGGACCGTGCGTTGCCAGGGCACCGTGGGCACGTCCGACGCTGATCTGATCCTGAACACCGTGGCGATCACCGCTGGCTCGACCGTGGCGATCTCGTCGGCCTACATCGATCTGCCCGAGGGTCCGTGATGAGTGACGACCCGTCGCGTTACTGGCTCGGTGTCGAGAAGCCGTTCCCGTGGGTCGGGCTCGGTGTCGGCCTGCTCGGCGGCGTGGTGCTGGCCGCGGCCGCGATCGCAGCCACCGCCCACGGACTGCTACCCATCGTCGAGCACATCATCGACCAAGACACGACTGCGGGGTTCTGATGGCTATCCGCATCACCATCCACATCGTGCCCGACTACGACCACCTCGAGACCGGCCTGTGGTGCCCGCACTGCTTGAAACCCAGCGGTTACCGACTCCCGCTCAAACGCCTGTCTCTCTGCGGCGTCTCCGATTTCGGGACTCTCCGCAAATGCGACGACTGCGATGCATCGCTAGTCGACTGATCCCACAACCGCCCGAAACCCCGCCACCCACATGGTGCGCGGGGTTTCCCCATCGAAAGGCCATGTCATGCTCGACAAACTCGGCGTGATCCTGCTCAAACTGCTCGGACCGCTCGCCGACCGCATCGCAGACCGGATCGCCGACCGCATCGAGGCGAAGCTGCCCGACCTGTCCGACCTCGACGACCAGATCATCGCGAAACTGCCAGACCTGGCCAACCTGCCCGAGCAGGTCATCGGCCTTGTCAACGACGCGCTCAGGGCCATTCCCGTCCTCGGCGGGATTCTCGGCGGTGGCCGATGACCGAGATCGTTCTGCCCTACGACCGCGCGGTCGTCCCCCAAGAGACCGGCTACTGGTGCGGACCGGCCGCGACCCAGGTCGTGCTGAACTCGCGCGGCATCATCAAGGCCGAATCCGACCTCGCCCGCCAGATCGGCACCACCACCCGCGGCACCGACTACGTCGGCCTGATCGAGCGCGTGCTCGACCAGATCGTGCCCGACGCCCGCTACACCTCGGTCTACATCGAGAACGACCCACCGACCGCGGCGCAGAAAGAGACCCTGTGGCGCAACCTCGTCGCGTCGATCAACGCCGGGTACGGCGTCGTGATGAACTGGGTTGCACCGCCGAGCAACAAGCCGCTCGGCGTCAAAGGCAGTGTGTCGCCGTCCTACTCGGGCGGCACCACGTACCACTACGTGGCGGCGATGGGCTACGACGACAACCCGGCCGCCCGGGCGGTGTGGGTCGCCGACAGCGGATTCCGGCCGTTCGGCTACTGGGTGAGCTTCGACCAGTGCGCCACGCTGATCCCGCCCAAAGGCTACTGCTACGCCGCTGCCGCGCCCGCCGCCCCGGCGCCCCCAGCACCCGCCCCGCCCGCCGCCGTCGACCTCGTCGCGATCCTCGCCCAGGCGATGAGCCCTACCACGGTGTCGCGCGACACGCTGGCCGCGTACCTGCCGCACTTCGCCGAGGCAATGCGCGCCGCCGACATCACCACGGTGCGCCGCGCCGCCGCCTGGTGCAGCCAGATCGGCCACGAAAGCGCCGGCCTGCGCTACATGGCCGAGATCCAGACCGACGGCCCCGGCTGGACCGAGGACCGCAAGCGCTACCGCGGCCGCGGCCCGATCCAGCTGACCTGGTCGTCGAACTACCGCAAGTTCGGGCAGTGGTGCGCCGCACGCGGATACATCACCGACCCAGAGCTGTTCGTCAACCAACCAGAACTCGTCGAGCAGCCGAGATGGGGTTTCCTCGCCGCGTCGTGGTACTGGCTTTTCGGCGGGCCGAAACCCGGCCAGATCAACGCCTACGCCGACACAGGCGACATCCTCGCCGTCTCGCGCTGCGTCAACGGCTGGATCGAGGGCCGAAACCCCGTCGGCTGGCCCGACCGCCAGGAGCGCTGGAACCGCTGCCTCGCGTTGGGTGACCAACTGCTCACACTCACGACCTCAACCACCCCAACCGATCCCATCGAGGAGTTACTGATGTCCAACCTCCGCGTCCCGTCGATGTCGATCTACGCCACACCGGGCGAGCCGGACGTGCCGATCATCGACATGATCCGCGCGCTCGACGCGCACGGCGACCACGAGAGCTACGTCGAACGACAGGCACTACTCGGCGACACCGACGCAATCGCCCGCATCGTGCGCACCGCCGCCGGAAAGGGCAAGTACGGCAACGCCCAAGGCCCGGTCAACCAGGCCAAAGACGCACTCAAACAGATCGAGGCCGTCAACCCGGCGGCGCTCAAACAGTTCCTCGACAACCAGAAAGGCAGCGTTGCATGAACTCGAAGATCGCGCAGACCATCTACGTCGGCGGCAGCATAATCAGCGGCATCGTCGGCATTGCCCTGATCTGGGGCGGCATCGACGCCGGCACCGCCGACAGCATCAACCAGATCATCGGCGGCATAGGCGTTCTGCTCGGCGGCAGCGGCGCCTCGACCACCGCGGCGGTACGCATCACGAAGCAGGTCAAGGGCGGCCTGTTCGATAAGGCTGCGCCCGCCGACGCCGCGATCACGGCCATCGAGCAGACGGTGCAGGCCGCTACCGATGCCAGCGCCGAGGTGGAGCGCGTCAAGCAGGTTGCGTCCGATGCGCTCGGCGCAGTGGTCGACTCGGCGCAGTCCAACCTTGGCCCGCTGGCGCAGCAGGCCGTCGAGCGTGTGCGGCTGCTCGGATGATCGATGCGCTACGGGCGGCCGCCGAGGTCTACAACCCCGACGACACCATCGACCTTCTCGGCCTGTTCATCATCGGCCTGCCCGGGTCGTTGCCCGCGATCGCCGCGTTGTGGGTCACCGTTCGCGGGCAACGCAAGGGGCGCGAACGGGCGCGACGGCTCGACGCCAAAACCGAAGAGATCCACGAGCACGTCGTGAACACACACGACACCAACATGCGCGCGGACCTCGACGCGCTGCGCGACCTGGTCGCGAACGGGTTCAAGCGGATCGAGCGCGATATCGGCGGCATCCGCGAGGAACTCCGCACCGAGCGCAAGGAACGCATCGCCGGGGACGAACGGAACTGCACCTGCTGCCGGTAACCTCGCGGGTGACTGGCAACTGACAAAAGCCGCCCCCAGCTGGAATCCAGCTGGGGGCGGCTTTTGTCGTTCGTTACTGCTTGACGAGCTGCGAGATGCGACCGGGCGTCACGTCGAGCGCACCGGCAGCGTCACGTACCGACCAGCCGTCGGCGATGAGCTTCTTAGCCACCGCGGCGGTTTGCCGCACCACCTGGCACTCTTTGTCGCGCAGGGCAACCCGCTGCCGTGCCACCTCAAACGCGTCGATGATGAGCTGGTTCGTCGACTTCGGATCGAGCTGGAACTCGATGCCGACGTCGGCGTCGTCGTCGAGGTCGGCCGACAAGATGACCGCGTCGGTGAGTTCCTCGCGCAGGCGTGAGAGTGTGCGTGCGTATGCGTGAGCACCGGGCAGCCCGGGCACCTCGGCTAGCCACATGTCACCCTCACGGGTGACGGTCGCGGTGTAGTTCATCCGAGTAACCACCCTCCCCTTCTAGTGCGCACTGCCCTGATGTGACCGCGATACGCTCAACGCGCGCCGCCCCCCGCATACTCTCCAGCGGGGGGCGGTTTCGTGCGTTTAGCCGCGAGCGACCCGCTTCCACGGGCTACACCACATGGTTGTGAAGAACTCCCCAGCCTCAACGTGAACGGTCGCCGTTTCGCCCGGCTTCACGCGGCCGCGGGCAAGTTCGTTGGCGAGGCTGACCTGCGGACTGGATTTTCGTATCCACAAACATTGGCCGTCGCTGGCATTGTCCTCCGTTGTCTGCCAGACGCCAGCTCCCATGTCGCAGGTCAGGCACCCGACCTCGTAGGTTCCGTCCTCGGTGATGATCTGCTCGACGGGTGCGCGCGGGATCAACGCCGCCACACATCCTCCGGCGAGCACCAGCGGGGCGGCAATGACAGCGAGACGTCGCCATTTGCGACTCGGCTCACTCATGTCGGGGGAGTGTAACCGACTGGTCAGCGTCGTTTGCGCAATGTGTGCTGCACGGCGAACGCCGCCCAAATCAACGTCCACATGCCGCCCCACATCAGCCACAGCACACCGAACGTCGACGCGTCGCCCTCGGGATCACCGGCCGTCGCCAACAACGGCAGCCCGAACAGCAGCGTCCCGACGAGCGAGAAGAACGCCAGCAGCGCGAACCCGTAATTCACGGTGAACCGCCGCTCGCCGCCCGGGGCCGCGAGCGGCGGCGCAGCCTGGTGCCCGGTCCAACGCTGACCATCCCAATAACGTTGCCCGCCGTGGCCGGCCGGATCGGGGTACCAGCCTGGCGGCGGTAGCGGTGCGAGTGCCATGCCGCCGCATATTAACGCACCTGTGGCGCGGTGCTAGCTGACTGCGGACAACGGCGGTCGGCCTTGCTCGCGGAGCGGCCGCAACGCCCGCCACGGGTCGAGCGAGGTGATCGCATCGTGCAGCCGACCCTCGGGCACCTTGGTGTAAATCTGCGTCGTCGCGATCGACTTATGACGCAGCAGCTCTTGAACGACGCGAATGTCCGTGCCGTTGTCGAGCAGTGTGGTCGCGTACCAGTGGCGCAGGCAGTGCGGCGTGCCGCGCACCCCGGCTCGCTTCATCGTGCGGCCGATGATGTCGGACACCGATTTCGACAGGATGTGCTCGCCCTCGTGGCCCCGCATCGGGAACCACCACCCTGCCTGGGGCATCTCCGAGGCCATCTCGATCAGCAGCGGGTGCAGCGGCACCGAGCGCAGCCGTTTGCCCTTGCCCTTGACCCACAGCACGCGGGCCGACATGTCGATGTCCTCGCCGCGAATCTTGGCGATCTCATGGACGCGCAGACCGGCGAGCAACGCGAGCAGAATCATGCGCCGCGTCGACGTCCACATACGGGTCTGCAGCAAAGCCACCACATCGGCGTCGCTGACCGGTCGCGGCTGGCGATCGGGCAACCGGGGAGCCCCGACTTTCACCATCGGGTTGTCCTCGCGCCGGTCGGTGAGCTGCAGCCACTTGAACCAGGCAGACAGGTAGCTGGTGTAGGTGCACGCTGTGGAGTCCGACCAGTCTTCGTGGTCGGCGATCCATCGCACAAGGTCGGTGGCGCGGATCTTCATGGGCTGGACGCCCGTCTCAGCGTGCAGCAGGTGGATGACGCGCAGGCGCTCGTCGATGGTTCGGCGCGATAGTCGCTGAGCTGTTTGCCAGATTTCCCAATCGTCCAGACCGAGCGTCGCCACTGAGGAGTTGTTCACATCGCGAGATTTTGCTGTTTCGAAACCGTCAATTTCGAGATTCGATGCGGATCTGTAGCCCCACCGTGCTCGCATCGTGGCCATCTCGGTCAGGCTGCCGAGTCGTGGGTGTCGGCGATCCTACGGACGGGAAAGGGACGTACTACGGTCTGGTAATCCGCAGGTCGCTGGTTCGAGCCCAGCTGGGGGCACCATCCGTCGGGGTTGAACATCGGCCCCTGGCCGGTGAACAGCCAGTCGCGGCTGAGGCCGGTCGCGGCCGCGATCTGGTCAACCTCGGCTACATCGAGGACTTGGGCACCGCGGACTCGCTTCGAGAAAGCGCTCGGCGCCATGCCGACAGCCTTTGCTACGTCCTTGCTCTTGGCCCCAGTGGCACTGAGGCCGATGCGCAGTCGGCTCGCTACTTCCTGGTGGAAGTCAGCCCCGGAGGGGTTGAGTTCGATAACCGTAGTGCTCATGGGTGAATACGTTACCCGCTCACTGAATATGCGCAAGATATAGCGCTGAAATTTCCCTCACAGAAACACGCGGCGCTCAAGATGCTTGACCAGATGCGCTCTGCGCCCTATGAATTTCTCTGTGAGAAATTTGATGTCGCAGAGAGAACCGAGCGGCGACAGTGTCGCAACTGCCATCCGCATCGGCCTCGCCCGCACAAACAAGACCCAAACCGCACTCGCGCGCCACCTCAAACTCTCCCAGCCATCCGTCCACCGACGCATGTCCGGCAAGGTGCCTTGGCGCATCCACGAGCTGGCCGCCGCCGCCGAGTTCCTCGGCATCACCGTGCCGGATCTGCTCGATGAGGAAAAGGCCACCGCATGATGCCGATGACCGCCGCCGAGATCATCGACCGCGACGCCGAGATCGTGGAGCACTCCAAGCGACTCGGCGATCGCACAGCCGCGCTGCTCGATCGCTACCTGCGCCACGCCGACAACGCCGATCACCTCGCGCAGATCGAGAACCTCGCCGGCCTGCTGCGCAGCGCGCTCGCCTACAACCTTGCTCTCGGCTCCGAGGTCGCGCACTACTGCGGCGAGATGCGGCAGGCGCGCACGGAGCGTGACGAGGCGCTGACCCGGGTGCAGGAACTCGAGGACGAACTCGACGAGCTGCGCGGCGGCCTGGCCAACGGGATCGCGGCGTCGTGCGGGTGCCCGTCTGAGGTGACCCTGCCTGACGGTGGCACGGCGGTGCTGTCGTGACTGGTCTCCTCATCGCACTTGTTGCCTTGCAATCGGTCTCGCTGCTCGTGCAGCTCTCTCACGCGGGCGCGACGCAGCGGTTGTTGAATCTCGCGCTCGGGGGTCGGCGATGATCGCCGCGATCGCTGGCCTTCTGCGCGGCGGCGCCGACTTCTGCGACGCCGTCGAACAGGCATGGACCGAGCGGCGCAAGGGATTCGCGGCGCGGGAGTCCGGCGACTTTCTCGACGTCGAAGACCTGAACTTGGCGCGGTCGAGCGAGCCGCAGAGCCCCGTGCCGCCGGGTTACCCGAAGTGGGTCAGGGATGCGATCGACGCCTCTTTCGAGATGATCGCAGACGCGGCGCCATCCCTGGCGGGCACCCACGCCTCCACCCCCAACCAGGTCAACGATTCTGAGCTGCTACTCGAAGCTGCGGCATGGATCGAGAGTCTGGCCACCGTGCCGTATCCCCGCCAGCTGATCGCTGATCTGCGGGACCGCGCCACCCAGTTCGCGGCGCTCGAAGCGACAACAGACATCCCGCAAGAGAAGTAGGCCCCGCGCTGGTGACGCAGCGCGAGGCCCCATTCAAAACCCATAAGGAAGGTTGCAATGTCAGCATACCCATACGAGGTCCACGAGACCGCTGGCGGTGGCATGGATGCCGTCGTCACCACGCCCGACGGTGAGGTTCTCGCCGGCATGGCGACAAAGCTCAGCCTTGGCCCGTGGACGGTCGCGTTACTCGACGGCCAGGGCGGTCACGCGGCGGCGACCGGGCTTGATGAGTCCACTACGCGAGACCTGTTGCGGTTCCATGCCGCTCTGCTGTCGCGCACGTTGACCGCTGAGGCGGTGGCGTCGTGATGCGCACCACGTTCCACAGGCGCACGGTGCGCCGGTTCCTGGCCGCGGTGGCGGCTGGTGCGGTGCTCGCCGGTGCGAGTATCGGGTTCGCGGCCAACGCGGATGCCGACTCGGTGATCGACGACGCGTATCTGATGACGCTCGATGAGCGGGGCATCACCTACCCGAGCCCCGCGTACGCGATCAACACCGGGCACCAGGTGTGCGCGCTTCTCGATGCGGGCGCGCACTGGACGCAGGTCGCGACGCTGATTGCCCGCAACTCGACGATCGACGTCAACGACGCGGCGTATCTGGTGGGCGCGTCGATGGCCGCCTACTGCCCGGAGCACGCAGCGGACGCGGGGGTGAGGGCGTGATTCGTATCGAGACGAGCCCTGATCCTGTGGGCTACCGGACTCTTCGGGCGCTGGATGACCAGCGGCGTCCGCTCGCGATGGCGGTCGAGCACACCAGGGGTGAAGGTTCGTACTGGCATATCGCGGCGGTGTTCGTGCCCACGGGTGTGACTGACCCGTCCTGGCCGCCGTTCCCGGAGCTTCCGACGATCGAGTCGGCGACCGAATGGGTGCAGTTCCTCGGGGAGCTGGTGGAGCGGGCGAGTCGGGTCGTGTGGTGCCCGAACGATACGCGGCAGACGGCCCACGACGCGGCTGGGCATGGTGTGGCGGTGGTCGAATGATGCGCAGGTACAAAGGCGCTCACCGCGCCAACCGGTACAGCCGCCGGGTTGCTGATCTGCAGGCCGAGATCCGCGAGGAACGCGCGTATGCCCAGTTCCTCCGCAACCTGGACTTCGTCGTCAGGTCGCTCGGTCCGGGCGGTGCGCGATGAGCGCGCTTCCCGGCATGGCACAGGCCAGCCATAAGGCGTCCCGCCCCGCGTTGGCGACCGGGTGGATGGAACACGTCGCGTGCGCTGAGACACGGGTCGACTTCACATCCGAAAAGCCTTCGGAGATCGAACGAGCCAGGGCCATCTGCGCCTCATGCCCGGTGATCGACGACTGTCTGGAGTACGCGCTGACGCGCCGGGAAACGCAGGGTGTGTGGGGCGGGCTCGATGCTGAGCAGCGCGCCCTGATGGCTCGACGCCGCCGACGCGCGGCAGCCCAGGTGGGTGTGAGGTGAGCGCCGCGAAATGCCAGCGCTGCGGCCGTTACTGGTCCTTCAGCTGCAATCCCGACCTGTTCCAGGTGATCACGAAGTTGTGCCCGTTGTGTATCGCCAAGGCGTTACCGGTCGCGGGGGCAGCACAGTGACGCGGGCGCTGTGGTTCGCGGCGTGGGTGTTCGCCGTGATCGCGTGGGCGGCGTTTGTGCTGCTGTGGCGTGAACTGTTCGTGATCGCCGGAATCCTGTGCGCCCTAGCGTTTCTGGCGTGGGGATTCCGCGCATATCCCGGTGCTGATCCCGACGAGTGGGCTGCCGACGAGTGGTGGCACGAACCCGAAGAGGTGAACGCGATGTACCCGCATGAGCATGACGAGTGGCGGCGCGCCGTCAACGACATGAGGGAGGCGGAGCGCGCCGCCGCGCTCGGCGCCGGTCGACCGGCTGGGGTGATCGGCGACCGCGACGACGCCCGCGACGAGATCGGCGGTCGCCGATGACGACGACGGTTCCCGCGCAGGACGGTATGCACCGGTTCGTCGACGAGGACGACTACCACGCCGACCGGGGCTCGCTGTCGGTGTCCGGCGCGAAGCTGCTGCTGCCGCCCTCGTGCCCCGCCAAGTTCCGCTGGGAGCAGGACAACGGTCGCAAGCCCAAGAAGGCCTGGGACTTCGGGCATGTCGCGCACAAGCTCGTGCTGGGCAAGGGCGCCGAGTTCGAGGTGCTCGACCCCTCGGTGCACGGGCTCAAGGCCAACGGCGAGCCCTCAGAGAAACCGACCGCGACGGCGATGTGGCGCAACGCCGAGGCCGAGGCCCGCAAGCAGGGCAAGGTACCGATTCACATCGCCGATTTCACCCGCGCCTATGACATGGCCGAGCGGGTTCGCCAGCACCCGACGGCAGGCCCGATCTTCGCCGACACCGAGGGGCAGGCCGAGGTCGCGCTGTACCACACCGACCCCGAGACCGGCGTGCGGCTGCGCGGGCGGATCGACTGGCTCACAAACGATATCGACGACTACAAGACCTCGACGACGGCGAACCCCGCCGAGCTCAAGGTCAAGTTCTACAAGCTCGGCTATTTCATGCAGGCCGCGTGGTACATCGACCTCCTGGTCGCCCTCGGGTTCGCCGAGAACCCGCGATTCCGGTTCATCGTGCAGGAAAAAGAACCGCCCTATGTGGTGACGCCGATCGAGTACGACGACGACGCGATCGCCGAGGGGCGGCGCCGCAACCGCCAGGCGATCCGGCTCTATGCCGAGTGCATGGAAACCGGGCGCTGGCCTGGCTACAGCGACGACGTTGTGACCCTCAGCCTGCCCGCGTGGGGCGCTCGCGAGGCCGCTGCTGCGGCTGCCGAGGCCGACCAGGACGCCGCCGACGAACTCATTGCCGAACTGGAAGGGATGTTTCAGTGACCAACGCCGTTGTGAGGCAGTCACCCAAGCAGCGCACTCTCGCCAAGCTCATTAACGAGATGCGCCCCGAGCTGGCGAAGGCGCTGCCCAGGCACATCACGCCCGAGCGTATGGCGCGCATCGCCGTCACGGTCGTAAAGCAGAACCCGGCGCTGGCGAATTGCTCGCCCGAATCGTTCCTCGGCGCGCTGCTCACGGCGAGCCAGTTGGGGCTCGAGCCCGGGCCGACCGGCGAAGCCTACTTTGTGCCGTATAAGCAGGTTTGCCAGTTCATTCCGGGTTATCGCGGTCTGATCAAGCTCGCGCGGAACTCGGGGCAGGTCAAAGACATTTACGCCGAGGTCATCTACGAGAACGACAAGTTCGAGTACACGCTCGGGTTGAACCGCACGATCAACGAACACACGCCGCCGCCGCTGGGGCAGGATCGCGGCAACCCGGTCGGTGCCTACGCCGCCGCCGAACTCACCACCGGCGCGAAGCCGTTCGTCGTGATGACCGTCGCCGAGATCGAGGCGATCCGGTCGCGCTCGATGGCTGCCAATAACGGGCCGTGGGTGTCGGATTGGGCTGAGATGGCGAAGAAGACGGCGGTTCGGCGGCTGGCTAAGTGGCTGCCGTTGAGCGCCGAGTTCACCGCTGCTGCCTCGATGGATAGCTCGGTGCGCACCGACGTAGGGCCGCTGGAATCGGCGAAGATCGAGTTCGTCGACGGCGAGGTTGTCGACGACGACGGCGACGAGGCCGAGGCGCCCGCCGAGGCACCGGCTGACGCGCCGCCCGAGCCGGACACCGCCGCGCCGCAGATGGCGAGCAAGGAACAACTCAAGCGCCTCGCCGAGATCCAGAAGGCCGAAAAGTACAACGACGACGATTGGTTCGCGTTCCTTGCCGAGTCGGCGGGCGTGCAGGCGACCCGCGCCGCCGACCTCACATTCGACGAGGCGAACCGCGTGCTGGAGATTTTCGACGGGCCGGTGAGCGCATGACCCGCCCGCCGAGCTACCACTACGCCGCCGCCGACGCGCTGCTCGCCGATCTGGCCGAGACGAAACCCGAGTCGTTCAAGTTCCCGTTCGTGCAGGCCAAGGTGCAGCGGGCACAGATTCACGCGCTGCTCGCGAACTCGCCGTGGTGGCCCGGCATCGACGCCGAAGCTGTCGAGGTCGTTGACGACGAGGGCCGGGTCGTGCGGCGCGACAACCCGCTCGACTGCCGCGAGTGCGGCGGCTCGTTCGACCGGTGCATCAGCCTGCCGCCCGGGCGCAAGTGCTGCCCAGACTGCCGGCACCACCTCGATACCCGGCCGCGCATCGAAACCCGCACGGCGAAAGGCGATCTGCTGTGACCCGCACGCGCACGCGTCGCAGCGCCAAGGCCGCCGGCGCGTGGTTCGAGCGCACCATCGCCGACTACCTCGCCGCCGCACTCGAAGACGACCGCATCGACAAGCGCGCGAAAACCGGTGCCCGCGACAAGGGCGACATCCTCGGCGTTCGCGCGCACGGGCAGCGCGTCGTCATCGAGTGCAAGAACACCGCGCGCCTCGCGCTGCCCGAGTGGACCAACGAGGCACACACCGAGGCCAACAACGACGACGCCCTCGTCGGCGTCGTCATCCACAAACGGCACGGCGTCGCCGCGCCAGGGCGGCAATGGGTCGCCATGACTGTCGACGATCTGCTGGCGCTCATCTCGGGCAGCCGGCACGGACACCGAACGGAGGTAAGCGAGTGAAACCCGTTGTGACTGTTTACACCAAGGATGACTGCCAGAGCTGCACGCTCACGAAAAAGCACCTCGAAAAGCTCGGCATCGACTACACCGAGGTGCCCATCGATAGTGACCCCGGCATTCGCGCGGCCATCGATGAACTCGGCTACAGCACCGCGCCGGTGGTGTGCGCGTCGACCGACGAGGGCGAGCTGCACTGGGGCGGTTTTCGATACGAACGCATCAAAGCACTCAAGGCGGCGGCATGAGCGCAGCGATTCGAGAGTTTCTGACCTCCAGTATCGGCGAGTTGATCGCCGCGCTGGATGAGCACGAGGCGGGCATCGAGACCTGGCACGACCCTGTCGTCTACCGCTGCGGCCGATGCAACTTCCGCGGCACCGAGCAGGAATGGCAGCAGCACGTGGCCGAGCAGATGGCCCGCAAGTTCGACGACCAGACGGAGGTGACCCTGCTGTGAACGCGACAGATGATGGCCTCGAACCCGTTGGCGAGGCACCCGAGGTTCCGAGCCGTCGCGGCAACGGCCACGCGTCCATGCTGACGCGCGAGGTGTTCCGCGCCAACATCAAGACGGTCATTTTGATGTTCGACCGCCACGACCCGGGGATCTATGCCGCGGACCGCTTCGGCTCGACCGATGACATTTACCAATGCCCGTTTCCGTGCGGGTTCCGGGGCACCTTGTCCGAGTGGGAGCAGCACCTGGCTGACAAGCTCGCCGACGCGCTGGCGGGTGCGTGATGGCTGAGTGTGCGTTCGGCTCGTGTGATCGGCCCGTCAAGGCGCATGGGCTGTGCGCCGCCCACCGCGCCCAGCAGTTGAGGGGGAGGCCGCTGACGGAGATCCGTCCGCTCGTGCGGAGCGTTGAGGCCGCGGAGTGCGACGTCGAGGACTTCGAGTTTCTGCTCGCCTCTGGTGAATCGGTGGAGCGCGCGGTGCAGCGCATGGGGTTGTCGGCGCGCACCATCGCCCGCCGCTACGAGCGGATCGGCCGCCCGGTGCCGCGTGAGCTGTGGGCGTTCGAGGCGAGGTACTACTACCGGAAGCGGAAGGCATCATGAAGGTCGGTGACCTGTTCACCCGCAGCGACATCGAGACCCAGCCGTGCGTGCACTGCGGCGCCCCGGCCGTCGCTCTCGATGACCCCCGGGCAATGCACTTCGAGGTCGCCGACAACGGTGCCCGCACCGCGTGGCCGGAGTGCTTCACCGTCGTGCGTGGGCGGCGCGGTGATCGACGCAAGACTCTCGGCACGACTGCGGAGGTCGCGGCATGACTGTGGAGCGCATGACCGATTGCATGTCATACACCGAGTTCGTGGCGGCGAAGGCCAGGTTCGACAACACCTATGGCCATCAGGTTGACCCGGGCGAGATTCACTCGATGTTGTTGCCGCACCAGCGCGATCTGGTGCGCTGGGCGGTCGCCGGGGGTAGGCGCGCGATCTTCGCGGCGTTCGGATTGGGCAAGACCGTGATGCAGCTGGAGATCGTGCGCCTGTCCCTGGCGAAGCACGGCGGCGGTAAAGGTCTGATCGTGATGCCGCTGGGCGTGCGGATCGAGTTCGCCCACGACGCCCAAATGCTAGGCATCGAAACCCGGTTCGTTCGCCGCACAGAAGAAGTCGGCGGCGACGGAATCTATCTCACCAACTATGAGAGTGTCCGCGACGGAAAGTTGGACCCGACACTGTTCACGGCCGTCTCACTCGACGAGGCGAGCGTGCTGCGCTCGTTCGGGTCCAAGACCTACCAGTCGTTCCTCGAGCTGTTCGACGCGGTGCCCTACCGGTACGTCGCCACCGCCACACCCTCGCCGAACCGGTACAAGGAGCTGATCCACTACGCGGGCTATCTCGGGGTGATGGACACCGGTGCGGCGCTCACGCGTTGGTTCCAACGGGACTCCACGAAGGCGAACAACCTCACCCTCTACCCGCATAAAGAACACGAGTTCTGGCTGTGGCTGAACACGTGGGCGGCGTTCGTGCAATCCCCGGCAGACCTCGGTCACGACGCCACCGGCTACGACCTGCCGCCGCTGGAGGTGTTGTGGCATGAGGTTGATCCGCCGGCCGATGAGTTCGATTTCGAGCGTGACGGGCAGGGCCAGTTGGTGCGCGGGGTGAACCTCGGCCTGCCGCAGGCTGCGGCCGAAAAGCGCCGGTCGTTGGATGCTCGGCTGTCCAAGCTGGTCGAGATCGTCACCGACCACGCCGAACACGGCGAGGGCCAGATTGTGATCTGGTGCGACCTCAACGACGAGCAGCGCGCCATCGAGAAGGCCCTCGAAGATGCCGGGTTGAGCTTCTCATCGGTGTACGGGTCACTCGACCCGGACGAGGTGGAGCGCCGCCTGGCCGACTGGAAGAACCGCGACACCTACGCGCTGATCGGCAAACCAGTGATGCTCGGGCAAGGCATGAACCTGCAGCAGGCCCACACCTGTGTGTACATCGGCATCACGCACAAGTTCAACGATCTAATCCAGAGCTTGCACCGGATTCAGCGGTTCGGCCAAACCCATCCCTGCAAAGCCCATTTGATCCACTCCGAAACCGAGCGGGAAGTGGTGCGGGTCATCCGCGAGAAATGGGCACAACACCGAGAGTTGACATCAACGATGACCACCATCATTCATGAGTACGGACTTGACCCCGAGGCAATTTCGGAAGCGCTGCAACGCTCCATCGGATGCGAACGCATCGAAACATCCGGTGAGGGATGGGTGTTCGCCAACAACGACTGCGTTCACGAAACCGAGAGAATGGCAGACGATTCGGTGGATCTGATTGTCACCAGCATTCCGTTCTCCAACCACTACGAGTACACGCCGAGCTACAACGATTTCGGCCACACCGACGACAACGCGCATTTCTGGGCGCAGATGGACTACCTCACACCGCAGCTGCTGCGCATCCTCGCGCCGGGCCGTATCTACGCCTGCCACGTCAAGGACCGCATCTTGTTCGGCAACGTCACCGGCGCCGGCGTGCCCACCGTGTCCCCGTTTCACGCCGAGGCGATCTTCCACGGCCGCAAACACGGCTTCGACTACCTCGGCATGATCACCGTCGTAACCGATGTGGTGCGGGAAAACAACCAGACGTACCGGCTGGGCTGGTCCGAGCAGTGCAAAGACGCCACCAAGATGGGCGTCGGCTCCCCGGAATACATTCTGCTGTTCCACAAACCGCAAACAGACAGGTCCCGTGGGTATGCCGACGTACCGGTCATCAAGAGCAAGAGTGACTTCTGGTGCACGGTTCACTCCAGCATGCCCGCTGGCGAGAACATGGACGATTGGGGCGAATGCGACCCGGAAAACCCCTGCCGTCCTGGCTACAGCCGTGCCCGTTGGCAGGTGGACGCGCACGCGTTCTGGCGATCGAGCGGAAACAGGACACTGACAGCCGACGAGCTCGCCGCGCTGCCACCAGACCAGCTGGCCTCATTGTTCACCAAGTACAGCCTGCAGGATGTCTACGACTACCAGTCACACGTCCGCATCGGTGAGCAACTCGAAGGTCGCGGTGCCCTGCCTGCCACGTTCATGGCCATCGCCCCGGGATCGTGGTCACCTCACGTGTGGCACGACGTGAACCGGATGATCACCTTGAACGGGGAGCAGAAACGCCGCAACGTCCAAATGCACGTGTGCCCCCTGCAGTTCGACATCGTTGATCGGCTGATCACTCGTTTCTCGAATCCTGGCGAGTTGGTGTTCGACCCGTTCGGCGGGCTGGGCACCGTGCCGTTGCGGGCTCTGAAACTTGGTCGCCGCGGCCGTGGTGTCGAGCTGAATCCCGGCTACTACTTCGATGCTGTCAAGTATTTGCAAGCCGAGGAGCGCCGGCGCGACATGCCAAGCCTGTTCGACCTTGAAGACGTGTCATGACTGCCGAGTCGATGTTGTGGTTCCGCCACCAGCGCCACTGCCACCGTTCCGCGTGGGGACATCCACGGCCCTCCGTCCCGAAACCGCAACCCGCACAGGACACCGCCGAGGTCGACCAGTGATGCTGACCTGCCGCGCATGCGCCGGCCCGTACGACCGCTGCCATGCCCAGTGGGAACGCCACCGCAAGTGCTGCCCCGACTGCACGCACACCCATCAGCCCAGGCGCATCCAGCGGCGCCGCACCAAAGGCTGGCGCATGCCCGAAGGCGCAATCTACGTCGGGCGGCCAACCAAGTGGGGCAACCCGTTTTTCGTCGAGCCCTGGCGTCGCGGTGAGGTCCGGGTTCTGGACCTACGACCGGTATCCCGCTGGGGTCAATGGTGGTTCAGTTCCCGAGAGGACGCCGCAGCATTCGCCGTCCAGCGGTATCGCGAAACCATGACGGCAGCCTTCGCCGAATCGGTTGCCCAGCTCCGCGGTCACGACCTCGTCTGCTGGTGCCCGCTCGACCAGCCATGCCACGCCGACGTGCTGCTGGAGCTGGCCAACGCTGGGACGGTGCGCTGATGCCGATCCGACCGGAAAACCGTGGCCGCTACCCGCGTGACTGGAAACAGATCAGCGAACAGATCCGGTTCGAGCGCGCCCAGAGCCGGTGTGAGTGCGAAGGCGAATGCGGTCGCGGTACACACACCGGCCGCTGCCCAAACATCCACGGACAGCCCGCATACGGCACCGGTAGCAAGGTCGTGCTGACCGTCGCACACCTCAACCACACACCCGAGGACTGCGCCGACGACAACCTGCGCGCGATGTGCCAGGGCTGCCACCTGCACTACGACCGCGAGCACCACGCGCAGACCGCCGCTGCGACGCGCCGAGCTGCAGCCGAGGCGCAGATGCGACCGCTGTTCTACGTCACCAGCGGACTCGACGAATTCCATCCCGACACCACAAGGAACCCCTGATGCTGCCTGATTGCGCGCTGTGCGGCTGCCCGTATCACGAGGACCGCTGCCGCACCGTCGTTGGCGCCGCCGAATACATCTTCGGCTACCTCCCGATGTTCTGCGACTGTCCAGGCTACGAGGAACCCGAGGACGCGACGTGACCGACCCGAAGATCTGGCTGCCGTTCAGTCGGCGCGAACTCATCGCGATGCAGCGGTGTCCCGACTGCGGCTGGCACCCGAAAACGCAAGGCCACCACCCCGACTGCCCAACCAACAACGCGGACGGTTCGGTCCCAGTAGTGAAGGGGATTCGCTGATGCCACGTATTCGCACGATCAAGCCCGAGTTCTTCCGGTCGCCGGACACGGCCCGTGTCAGCTTCCCGGTGCGCATCTTCTACCAGGCGCTGTGGTGCTGGGCCGACGACTTCGGCATCGGCGAAACGAACATCTACGGGCTGCTCGGTTTCGCGTTCTGCGATGAGGACGGATTCACCGCGCAGGATTTGCGCCAGTTTTGCGCCGATGTTGCGCAGCACTACGGCGTCATCTTCTACGAAGTGCGCGGGCGGCACTATTACGCCATCCCAAGCTGGCGTGACCACCAGAAGACCGAGAGCCGCGAGGACCGGCGCAAGTACCCGCCACCAGACCATCCCGAAGCGGTTCCTGACCTGCGGTTTCATCCTTGCGCGGATTCTGCGCCGGATAGTCGGCGCGAAACCGGCGCGGAATCGCGCGGAACCGGCGCTGGAACAGGGGAACAGGGGAACAGGGGAACAGGGGAACCCCCCCAACCCCCCCGCGACGAAATCGCACCCGCCGCGCTGCCCGCCACACGACGTACGGGCGCCGAGATCGCACGCGCCCGATTCACCGCGATCCCCGCCGAAAGCTCGACCCTGGCCAAGCAGATCGCCCGCAGCTACAGCGACAGCCTCGACACCCCCATCGACGCGAAAACGCTCAACGAGATCTCGGCACACCTCGACCGGTGCCTGCAGGCCGGGCAGACACCCGAGGCCATCGCCGCCGGCATCCAGCTATGGGGCCAGTCGGATTCGTTCGCACCGAGCCAGATCCCGAAGTACGTCACCAAGGCCGCCGCGGCGCGTAGCCATCGCGGCGTGGGCCGGCCAACGCTCAAGGCCGTTGCCACACACGAAGTCGCCGAGCAGCTCGCAGCACAACTGGAGGCCCAGAAGTCATGACGCTCGCCACCGACGGCATCACGATCAACGCATCACCCGACACCGTGCGGGCCATCGGCCAGGTGCTCAAGATGGCCGCGATCCTCGACGACCGCGTCACGCAGGCCGACGCCGCGCGCATCGCCGCCTGGTCCGAGCAAGTCGAACGGCACAAGCTCACCGAGTCAGATCTGCTCGACGGGCTGCAGGCGTTCTACGACAGCCCGGCCGATCACGCCATCGGCATCGGTGACCTGATCCACCACGCGCGCGCCGCCAAACGCGTACGCATCGACCGCGAGTCGGCCGCCGAACGCCAGGCACGGCAGGAACGCCACGACCGCAAGGCCGCACCCGAGGCCACTGCCGCCCTCGCCGCCGGGTTCACGCCGGGGCCGGTCGAGCCGACCGACCGACTCGAGGCCGCGCGGGAGCGCTTGCAGACGTGCGTCGACCGCGAGTCGGCGATCGCCGCGATCCGCGAATACTTCGCCGCCAAGGCCGAAGCCCAGAAACGCCCCACAGAAGCCCGAAACGGCGTCTCAGCACCAATCACCCACGGAGCGCCGGAAATTGCGTCAGCGGCGAGCACCGCCCCGGGAATCGGTGATTTTGGATGAGCCTCGACCGCTACGAGTTCACCGAACTGCTCGCCGTCGCCTGGAACGACGAAATGGCGCAACGATTCCCCAACGCCAACCACACCAAATGCCGCCAAGAGATGCGCCACGACGGCACCAGCTGGATACCGCACGACCCGCCCCGATGCCACGGCTGGCACTGCAACCGCTGCGGCGCCGCGACAAACAGCTACGGCCACCACAACTGCCCAGACCGACCCCAGCGACAGGAGAACCACCGGTGACCCGCGACAAGTCGAGCCGCACACTCACCGCCGGCCAGCTCATCGCCCAGCTGCTCAAGGTGCCCGCAGACACACCCGTGGTGATGAGCCAAGAGGACGAACCGGTCGGCTGCTACGGCGTTCGCAGCGTGGAGCTCGAAGAAATGCGCCGAGACCCGACGTACGCCGACGGGCCGTTCGGCCGGGACTCGTGGCACTCCACCCTGTACAGCTGCGCCGGTTACGACCCGCCGCAGCAGGTGGTGTTCCTCGGCCCCGAGCGGCCCTGGCAGCCCACCATCGACGGCGAACCCGAGCGGCCCGCGATCGAAAGCGGTGACCGCCGGTGAGCATGAACTTTCACCTCACCCGCGCCGAGCAGACCAAGCTCCGCGAAAAGCTCGCCAGCGTGCCCGAACTCGCCGAGGACCTCGCGGTCACGATCACCCGCCAGGCCCGCATCCAGAAACCCAACCTCGGCAAGCCCCGCCGCCAACGACCCGAACCATGCGTGCCGTTTCACCTCGGCGCGTCCGAGGCCGCCGACGAGCTGCAACGCTGCCTCGCCGTCTGGGTGCGGTTCGTGTGCGACGCCCGACAGATCGAATACACCGACACCGACGACCTCGCCTCGCTGGCGCGATGGTTGCGCCGCAACGTCGTCACGCTCGCACTCATCGAGGGATCGCAACGCGCCTACGTCGACATCGCGCACCGGATCGACGAGTGCCGCAGGCAGATCGACCTACCGCCCGAGGACGAGATCGTCATCGACCGTGCTCGACTCGAACAGGCCAACCGGCAGATCGTCACCGCCGGCCAGGCCGAGAAGATCGCGCGCAAGCTCGGCGACCTCGGCCGCCGACTCACCACACAGCGCGTTCACTCGCTCAACCGCCGCGGTCATCTGCGGCCAGTCGGCACCGATCCCGAGACCGGTACGAAGTTCTACCGACTAGGCGATATTCTGCAAGCGCATTTGAAATGCGCTCAGCGACAACGGCGTTCGTGAATTAGCCACCCCACCGGTGATACGCTGCCGCTAAGCGGCGACGTACGTCCTCCCGATTCGCACCGCCGCAGAAACGCCCCGAGGCCACCCACCCCTCGCCCGGGGCGTTTCTCATACCCAACAGCCGAACAGCCGAGGAACCGATGCCGGTCAAACACCTCCGCGTCTGCGCCCACTGCAACAAAATCCGCTACGCCGACTGCAGCATCGGATGCCGCGCCTCGGCCGCCATCGACCCACAAAGCTGGCGACCCAACCTGCAACACGGCGCAGGCACCATCACACCGCCACTGTGCGGCCCGACCTGGTGCGGTTGCGGCAACTGCACACCAACAGGACCGACGACCTACAGCAGCGAGGCACCATGAGCCACACCGCCATCCAACAGGTCGCCCAAGCACTCGCCACCGGGCTGATCCACCCCGGCGACGAAAACACCCCACCCCGAGCAATCCCACTGCCCGGGTTCCGAACCACCGGAATGAGCGAAGAGCAGGCGCGCGAGTTAGTCGGTTCCTCCGCGCAGCTCTTCGCCGAGGCCATCGTGCGCGGCGTCATCGAGGCCGACCACGAGATCCTCACCAAGGCCGAGGCCAACGAACTACGCCAGGCCGCCGCCGACGCACCCGACGGCACACGCGTCATCACCGTCTACGACCGCGCCGACCATCAACGCAGCACCCCACTGCTCACCCTCACCATCGGCAAGTCCGACGAGGTGATCGTCGACGCCGCCCTACTCCGAAAGGCGTTCACGCAGTGAGCCACATTCGCGTCACCATCGACGGCAACACCATCATGGACGGCAACCCCGGCCAATGGGCAACCAAACTACCCGCCATCGCCGACCTCGAACTGCGAGCCACCAGCGGCAACCCCGAACCGTGGGTACAGATCCTCACCACGTTCGCCCGCGCCGCCGCCGCCGGCCGAGACGCCACCATCACCGCCACCACCGACACCAACGGATGGACACTCAACGTTGAGTACGGGGCCACGCCGTAAGGCCAAAACGTCGGCCCGCGGCTACGGCGCCGCACACCAACGCCTGCGCGAGCAATACCGACCACTCGTAGCGAGCGGACGCGCAACCTGCTGGCGCTGCGGCCAACCCATCTCCCCCACCGAGGCATGGGATCTCGGACACGACGACGACGACCGCAGCCGATACCGCGGCCCCGAACACGCACGCCGATGCAACCGCGCCGCAGCCGGACGCAAAGCAGCAGCCAACCGCCGCGCCGCAGCCGAGGCCGCGCAACCGCAGACCGACCGCACCCGACGCTGGTAACCCGCCAGCAAACACCCGGCCCGAGCCAGCAAACACCCACGCCACCTGCGGCAACCCACCGCCCACCGCCCGCGAAAGTTAGCTGAAGCGACCTTTCCGCAGGTCAGCGGCCTGCACGACGTTGCAGGCCAGGGGGGAGGGGGGTCCGAATCGCCAGGGGCCGCCACCACTGACCCCGCCGCAATGG